AGCTTGAGTGTCACTGGCACAACGCAGTAGGCACATATCTGAGAATGCATCTAGTGATCCTGACCAGTACCACTCAGTCATGGTGGTCTGTGGCAATACCATACGTGCCATCTCTGGTGCTACATTTATCCCACACTTAGGGTCTGTCATAGATTTATATATAGCTTTTATATCGGAGTATGCGTCATCAAGCATATTTAACTCGTGGTCTAAATCACTACTGTCAATAACACCCTCACTGCCCTGCTTCTTGTCTTCACTGCGTCCACGCCATACGTCAGGCGTATAGAACTCTGGCTCACTGTCCACATACCTACGGCTGATCTCATTCCAACGCAGGAACTTATGCTTGACTAGCTGACGTGCCACAAAGATGGGTGCTTTGACATGGAAGGATGCAAAGGCATGACCGAATGGTGACATATGTTTGTGCTTGGCTAGGTAATGGATCAGCTTGGTATCTGCTTTAGGTAAGTATCTCTTCTGATTGTATGCATCAGTCTCATCATACTCCCAACCACTCTTCTTTCCAAACGACACACGGGCTGCGTTTACTACACTTATATCACTACCCATATGGTTTATGTATGTTGCTTTAATCATGCTACGTACCTCGCAATCTTGTACTCTAGGTCTGTGTGTACAATGCCATGCCACCCAGACAGTTTGTTCTTGACCACATTGATGTGGCGTTGATTGTCTTCTTCCTCTTGTCCCTCTACGGTAGGGTTCTTAGAGATCATCAGCATCAGGTCAGCTTCTGCTGCCTTACCTGTTCGTGATCCTTCCATCATGGCTTGGTTGAGTACAACCTTACCTTCTGCCTCTGCTGATAGCTGAGACATGTAGAACACCGCACACTCTTGTTGCTTTGCAATCTGTCTAGCATGTACAGCATTGGCCTTGAGTGCCTCGTCAGGACGTGAGAAGCCACCAGTACGGGCAAACTTATCACCCATGTCAAGGATCACAATGTCAGGCTTGTATGACTTGCACACTGACTCAACCCATGACATGTCACGGCTAGTCGCATCCTTGAACATGATCTTGTCACGGATACGGTTGAAGATCGACAGTGCCTCTTGCTTGTGGTTGACTATCTGGAACTTGTCCATACCAGTGGCTGCCGTGATGTAGCGGTGAGCAACACGATGGTATCCCTCTTCGTTACATAACACAACGACACGTGCACCCTGCCATGCAAAGCCATTCGGCCCTGCTACCAGTGAGGCATGGAACGATGTCTTACCAGTGTTAGGTCTAGCACCTACCTCAATCAAGTGTCCTGCATTGATACCCTCTACCTTACGTGTAAGGGTAGGGATGTTGAACGTCCACTGTGACTCAAGGTCAGTCATGGCAAGGATAGTATCAAGGTTGATGTCTTCCCAATCAATACGCAAGTTAGGTGTGAAGTCATCACCATATTGCTCAAGCATATCACGTAGTGGNTCNAGGCTAGACTTGCTACCGTTNACATAGTCAAAGCCAAGGTTNGCAATGTCCTCGCCAATGACCTGTTGGAACAGCTTGGATAGCACCTCTTGTGCTACGTCACTGCCCATAGGCTGCTCCTTCTGTACCTGTTGGAACAGATGACTGTATGCTTGTTTCTGTGCGGTGGTGAGGGTTGGGTTGTTAGCCATGAACAACGCCTCAATCTCCGCAGGTGTTACGGTACGTTCATAACGATCCATAGCAGTGTCGATAGACTGCTTGATCTTACGTACATCTTTGCTGAATAGCCTGTCGGGACAACGTGCGCCACGATGCTCATCATAGAACTCTTTGTCCATGAGGCTACGTATTAGTGATAATTCCATGTGTCATTCTCCTAGTGTTGTAAGGTTATCAAAGTCGGTAGGTTACGGTATTTCAAATCGTCACGCAGGTACAGTATCTTTACTGTGTCCACGTGTTGTCGTAAGTCTCTTGCAAATTGCAGTGTCTTGGGTAGTGCATCGGGGTCAAGTGCAATTATTGCTGTTGAGAACTGCGACAAGTACTTCTTGTGTCCACTGGACAATGATGTACCCAACACTGCAACCCCGACATATACACCACCATCACCTACAATAGCAGCACTTACGCAGTCCTCAACAACTACAGCCGTTTTACCACATCCATGAGCATATGGCAAGTGGCTTTTTCCATATCTTTTCCACTTAGGTATACGTTTACCTAGTGATCGGCCTGTGGCATCGACCATAACATTGTTGTGTACAACAGGGAACACCACACGATGTTCCTTCACGTCATACAACAACCCTAAATCTTGTGGGTCTATAGCCCACTCATCACAGAAAGGTTTGAGCTTCTTGGTATCACGCACAAACCAATCAGGCTTTGAGAAAGTTGCAGTGTGTGTCTCTTCTGCAACACTACCCAAAGACTTGCGAATGTCATCTGCACTGAGGGTAGTACGTGTACCCCCAGACACAGTGCAACTCGCCTTGTAACAATTCCACATGATAGAACCCATGTTGTTTGTAACAGTAAAGGTATTCTTTGTGTTACATACGGGACATGTCATGCGTTTAGTTTCACCATTAACAAGTGATAGATCACTTATAATATCATGTATATTCATACTACATCACTTTCTATGTTGTTCGTTCCACTCAAGGATACAGATACATTTCTCTGTGTCAAGGCATTATTTGCACTTGTGTACGAATGTTTTAGATAAGGCTTAACAGATGAGATATTATTGTGTCCTGTCACCGACATGATCTGGTTGATTGGTACACCTTCCTTGTCCATCTGTGTTACTCCTGTCCTACGTAAGTCCATAAGCCGTAGCTCTTCGGGTAGTTTAGCTAGTCGCATAACCCTTCGCCCTACCTTCGACAATCTTTCCATAGCATATGGATTGTACGTACCGTCAACAGGACGTGGGTGTGGTGCTACGTAAGTCTGAAACCCAAAGTCTTTCTTCTGTTCCTTGAGCATGTGCAGTAGACTGTCAGATATAGGTAGGCTTACATCTGCCCTACGTTTACTCTGTTCCAGTTCAAGCACACCGTTATCAAAGTCTATGTTGTCCCACGTTAAAGTTCGCATGTCACCCAAACGTTGACACCACTCGTATGCCATGTGAACAATCAAGCCCACATTTCTGTACTCAAAGTCACTGTACGCAACGTCAAGGAACTTGTTCACCTCACCGTGTGACCACACCACCTTGCGTTGTTCTGGTGACTTACGTTTGATGTTTGCCCAAGGATTGTACGTAGTGTGCTGCATTTCTATGGCATAGTTGTACACTCTACTGGCACATGTTGCCGCATGATTGGCAAAACTTATGCCACGTTTGACCCACTCTTCATATGCTTGCTTTGCAACCTTGGCGGTAACGTACTCATACTTGCGCCACCCCATTGTCTGGTGCAGCACAGTAAGAAAGTACCTATAATCTACTTTAGTTGTATCACGTAAAGCATTGAAATCATTAGACATGTAGTAGTAGTTGATCAGATCAGTCACCTTGCTGCTTGACTTTATTCGTACAACTTGTGCTTGTTCTGCACGATACGTATCAATCGCCTTGTTATGTTCACGTGCGATCTTGCGTACCTCTTTTAAGTCACATCCATATTCCTCACGTTTGACCACGCCCTCATCTACGAGGTTCTGTGGTGGGTTGAAACGGTAAGAGATGTCACCCGAAGGTGACACCCGTTCTTGTACATATCGTGGCAGTTTAGGCATAGATTACGCAGCCTGTAGTTCAATGAACTTGTCATCAGATACCCACTTGGATACCTCTTGCTCACGTGACCACATGCTGATTGCCTGTGTATCATTGCCAGTGTTACGCAGGTTGAACCCATTACGTTCATCGGCATACGTGGCATAGTTCGTAAAGGCAGAATACAAAGCCCACTTGTTGTGTCCACGTTGTGATGCTTCTTGCATGTACAAGCTGTACATCTTTTCAGCTTTACGTTTGGATGTGATCATGCTCTCAAGCAATGAGCTTACATCTACGTACTTGAGGCTAGTGTTAGCCCACACCTGCATCTTGGCAGCTTGCTCATAGAAATCAGTACGTGCTCTGGTCAGTTCATAGATGAAACTTTCCATAGAAAAGTTAGATGTATTCTTCTTGCGTACCTTGTCATAGTCACCACTGATCTGCCCATTGGTACAGAAGAAATCAATAGCACCAAAATACACTTGGTTAGAGCATGACCCATCAATACCATGCAATGATATGATCCTGTTACCAATCTCTGTGCTATGTTTCTCTGTCTCGACAACAGTTTTCATGTTGGGCAGGGTGATGTCAAGCATAGCCCATGCACCGTCACGTGCAGTGCGCCAGTTCATACGAGCATCTGCCACCTCATGCGAGGTTAGTTCCTCAGTCACAGTGTCAAGGACACCACGATAGAAGTCACCGTGTGATGCACACTTGAAACCAGTACCTACGATACCAAGGTACTGCCCTGTGTCGGCATTGATGACGTACTTTTTGTCACGCATTTTGGTTGGTTCAAACTCTACACCAAAGTCAAGATGCTCTGGTACGTGGAATGTTGTTGTGTCTAATGGCATGTTTTTTCTCCTTTGCATTAGTTATATGGCAACTGTGCCATAGTTATATTACCCCGTCCACCCCTATACTAGTAACGATAAGCTATTTATAGAATAGGTGTGATCCAATTGTCACAGTATGTTCTAGTTCACTAGCCCAATAAGGGCGTACATAGTTTGCATGGTAGTGTGTAGCACCGCC